TTGGTGAGCGGGATGTGTCTATGACCCCCGAACGTCGCGACCGGCTGATGGAGGCGGGCCGAGAGGCTGGGATGCCGAAGGGCTCGAAGGTCGTCGACATCGCCGCCAATCCCAAGTCGTTGCGGGCTGCAATCAAGGCCGACCCGGCCACAGCGCAGGCGGCTCGACAGGCGCTCGAAGAGGCCGCCCAGGAGCGCCACGACCAGGTGATCCGCGAAGCCGGCGGCAACCCGGCCGGTGTTCAAGCATTCGAAGGCGACGACATCACTGACTGGAACCACGAGGTCAGCGGCATCAAGATCCGGATGGGCAACCTGCGAGGCGACATCCAGCGGGCCAGACGCAACGCCGAACAACGAGGGATTCCCGCCGGCCGCCTCGAAGAACTGCTCGGCGAGACTCTGGGTGCCCTCAATAGCGCGTTGTACGGCGAGGTGCCGGACACGGTCGAGGGGCTGACGCAGTGACCAAGTTGACGGAGACCGCCGAAGCCATCGTCGTCGCACTCCGAGACGGCCCCATGTTCGCCAACGCATTTCACGACCGGGTCGCCGACCTCGGCGGTCATCGCACCTATGTGGCTGACGCGGCGAAGCACCTCCGCAACAAAGGCATCCCGGTCTACGCCACCAAGGCGCGGCATCTGTCTGAGTGGTGTATCGATCCCGACGAGACGCAGTCCGGGCTCTGGGCACAGCGCCTTAGCCAGGAGGCGTACTCCGAGACGGTCTCGCTGGCGCGAGCGCTCGCCCTGTCCAGCGATCGGAGGATCAAAAAAGTCCGCAACCGGGTCGTCGCCAATGCCATCAACTGCGGCATCGACCTCGGCAAGTCGCCATCCGAAGTCATCACCGAGTGCGAGCCGGTCGCCGTATGACCGAGACCAGACGCCCCCGACGTGACAGCGAGCGGACCCTGCTCCAGATCCACCTGACCCGCGAGGGAGAGTGGCGGCTGACACTGCTCGGAGTGACGCTGGGGCGGGGGGAGATCGAGACCGGCGACTTCTACTTCTGCAAGCCATCCGGCGGCTGGTGGACGGAGAAGGCCAGGTTCGCCTACGTGCCCAGTTACACCAGGAGGCGAAACGGCCGGCAGGAGACCGTCTCCGACCACGACCGGTACATCGGGACCCAACGCGGGCTGGCCGGCACTCGCGAGATACGCAAATTCTTCGCGATCGGCTGAGCGTCCGGATCCCCCGGGGCGGGAGAGGACACCCATCCTTGACCGCCCCGGGGACCACCCACAGTAGAGCATCACCCAGGCCGTGGTCACCCATCAAGACCAGGGGCCCTAGCGGGCATCGACTGAAGGCACAGAAATCCTCCCCCCCTCCCCCCTCCTGCATGGGATCTCGGGAAACCAAGATCATTTTCATGCCGGAGAAACACATCAGGCCCGCTGGCTGAAAGGCCGCAGGCTGATCCGTTGATAGACCCGTGACGCGTTCACGAGCCAGCAGGAGGGCGGTTCTCCTGCTCGGGGGATGGAATCACCCGCCGTGCATCTGGAATGGGGGAGCACTGTCAGACCCAAGGCGTGTATACTCATCCATCAACCGGCTTGAGTAAACTGCCCAGGAATACTCGCCGGCCGACCCCGGGCCGCTTTCACGGTGCCGGGGTCAATCAACTTCTGAGGACGCTACACGGTCCCGGCTGAGAGACGTCAACCCCCTCCCGCCGGTCCCGAGACAGTGGCAGGATGCCGAGGGTGACCCGCCGAGCACAGAACCCTGATCAGCCTGCCCTCCTCGCCGTCGAGCAGGAACAGCCCAAACCCACCGCCGGAGATCTCGTCGCCGCCTGGTGCGCCGGCTACTCCAAGGCTCGGGCCGACAAGCCCCCGCACACTGCCCTCGTCCGCCGCGTCGCCGGAATCTGCAGGAGCGTCGCCAAGGACTGCGACACCATCGAGGACTGGCGCACCGCCTGGCGGGCCTGCCTCGCCGCCGGCCGCGCCGGCCGCTTCGACGTCGTCCCGTTCCTGGCCGATGAGCAGCCCCGCTCCCTGGTCCAGGTGAAGGGCACCCAGTCAGCCCGGGAGGCCGTGATCGCCCGGCTGCAGCAGGGCGCCATGCCGGGCGAGACCATCCGGGAGATCGGCTTATGACTGCCGACGACACCGTGGTCGGCGTGCACTGGCCACGCTGCAACCACCGCTGTCGTCTCGGTTACAGCGGCGAACCAGCCACCCACTGGCTGACCGACCAGCGCGACCCCGACCCGCCGCACGTGCACGCCCCCGGACTCGCTGCCGAATGCGGGGAGTGCCGTCGGTGAACGTCCTCGAGGCCTCGACCCTGATCGACACCTGCGTCGGTCTCGGCATCTGGCCCAACACCACCCCCGACCTGCTGGCCGACCAGTCCCAGGTCTGGGCCGACCAACTCTCCAACGTCCCGCTGGAGTGGGCCGTCATGTACGCCCACGACCACGGCGGCTCCTACTGGATCAAGCCGTCGATGATCCGGGGCGCCTTCGAGGAGGAGCAGAAGCGGATCCAGCGCGGCCGCAGGATGTACGACGACCGGGCCTGCGCCTTCCGGAACTGCCGTTGCTCCCATGCCGTCGGTGTCTGCATGCGCGGCTTCGTCGACCAGCCCCGCGAGTGGACGGCCGAGGAACGCGGGCAGTCCACGAACCGAGACGGTGAGACGGTGGCGATCGTCCGGGACGTCATCCGGGATGCTTGGTGTCCCACCTGTTGGGATGCCAGGAATGAGCGGCGGATGGAACTGAAGAAAGATCCGCTGGACATCGGAGTAACCGGCCCCAACCTCTGAGCCTGCGTATACTCAGCGACGACCCGCCGAGAACTGCGACCCGAGAGGACACCCAATGGCTCAGGCCAAACACGCAACCCCCGACACGAAACGACGCCGTCGTTTAACAGCAGTGACCGATGCACGGGCGACCAGCGCGCGAGCACTGATCCTCGCGTGCAAGGCGAGCACCTGCCAGTGGGACCTGCTGGGTGCGGCGTTCTACATCGGCCAGGACAGAAATGGCCGACGCATCTGGGTGCACCGGATCAGGTGCATCCGGTGCGGGTCAACCAGGATCGGGCACTACCCGGTTGGCCGGACCAGGACGGCGGATCGGATCGGTGGCTACCGCTACGACCGACCGCCCGGGTGGGCTGATATCACCGTGCACTGGGGTGACGCGATGCAGGCGATGGTGGACGAGGGCTTCCTGGAGGTCAGCGAGGACCCACTACCGGATGACGGAGCGTGAGTCGTTGAGAAGGGGGATCCGGTGAACGTCCGTTCCAGTGTCCAGCGTGAAGTGGACGTCTTCCTCGAGCCCAACGAACGGTTCGATTACCAGCCACCAAAGGGCAGCCCGATCGTCGTCGAGCACATCACCCTCACCTCCGGCTGGAACGGTTGGTACCTCCGCGCCCGGGGAACCGTCCGACGTAAGGACGGCACCATCGGTGTCCTCCACAACGCGGGCGACATCCTCTGGGCCGACATCCCGGCGCCGATCCAGGTCACGATCCGCGCCGCCTTGAAAGAGCACGTCCTCCCGATGGCTCGACAGGAGTGGTTTACATGACCGCCGACTTCGACTTCGCCGCACGCACCCTGCGCACCTCGACCCGGTACCTCACCCACACCGGGGACGGCCCGGTCCTCGACACCGACTACGGGCCATTCCCCGTCGACGTCGGCGTCGAGGTCACCCGCGCCAAGCACGAGAACCGGATCGTCGTACTCACCATCGACGCCCGGAACTTCATCACCAACATCCGGGTCCTCGACCGGGCCAAGCCAGTCTGCGGCTGCTGCGGTGGCCACGGCATGCACGAGGTCCGCGCCGGCGTCACCCGAGGCCCGGACGACATCGACGGTGAGTGCACCAACTGCGAAGGCATTGGCCGCAGCGTGTTCGTCAGCCGCCGCAACGCCTGCCGGGGGTATCGCGAACTGGCGAAAGCGACGCGCTGATGCGCCGGCTGCTCTATCCGATCTGCTTCCTCCGGGGTCACGAATGGGCTTGGGGTCAGCAGTCGGTCCCGTCCAGGTACCTCTGCCGACGGTGCGGGTCCGAGATGGATGAGTTCATGCGCGCCCTCCAGGACCTGATCCAGGCCTACCGCCGACCCAAGGATGGTGACCCGGTTTGAGTGTCCGAAATGACTGAAGTGTTCGAGGCGACTGAAGTGTTCGAGCCGACGAACAGGAGGGGCCGGGTCCGCTGCAAGGTCTGCGGCAGATCAGGTGCTATCGGCGAGCGCTGGTTCCGAGAATGCGCCGGTGGCCACCACTTCCAGTGCGGCATCTGCGGGCGACGGTTCGCGACAGCACAGGGGCGCGGTTCCCACCACCGCAACAAGCATTACCAGGAGGGGCTGTGATTGAGGAAGCAATGCGGGCGCTGACCTTTGCGGCGTACTTCGTAGGCACCGTCGCCTTCGTCATCCTCGCCGGGCTCGCCATCGCCGGGCTGGCGAGGCTCGGCACGGAGGCGAAGGACCGCTGGGACACCCACCACCGGCACAAGATGTCCCGGGTCAACTGGGAGGACTAGGAGTCGTAGTGGATGCCCTGGTCCCGGGGCTCGGTCAGCAACTGGCCCTGCTGCGGACCCTTCCACCAGCGGTTCGTGTCGATGCCCTTGATGTGACAGCCCGACCGTGACTGCGGCCTGATGTAGTAGCCGGACAACTTGCTGCCCGACATGCCCGAGGATGGGCCGATCGCGACATCGTCGGAGTGCTGGTTGTAGGAGAACTCGTAGGTGCCGTTCTTCAGGTTCGCGTGGGAGACACCGCCCTCGTACCAGTTCAAGGTCGAGATCACCGTGTTGTCGAGGCCGGCCCCGGTGTTGTCCTGGATGATCGTGCAGGCCCCGTTCGCCCACTTGTTCGGCGCGGTCAGCAGCCACGGCTTGTCCGGGTTCGAGTCCGAGCCGGACTGCGCCTTGGCGTAGCCGGACCAGCGGTTGCCGATGCCCTTGACCAGGATGCAGCCCTGGTGCTGCCACGGGTCGATGTGTCCGCCGTCGGAATGGGTGTCGTCGGGGAAGTTGTAGATCAGCCACTCGACCCAGTTGCCGCCCATCTCGACATCGCCCTGGATGCCGTTCTCGGTGATCTGAGAATCCCAGGCCCACTCCTTCTTGCTGAACGTGCCGAAGCCGTCGCAGACACCATGGATGCGGTTGCGGTAGGCGCGGAACTGGTGGCCGACGACACCGTCGGTGCGGAAGTTCGGTGTCTGCGGATCGAACAGGTTGTCCTCGATCCAGGCCAGCCCGCCCCGCTTGCCGTTCAGATCGATGATCCCGGTCTGGCCGGACGGCATGTTCTTCGGACCCTTCAGGACGCAGCGTGCGATCCGCCCCTCGCCGGCGAACTTGATCCGACCCCAGATCCGCTTGTCGGTGACCTCGTCGTCGTCGCCGATCACCACGTCACCGGTGGTGTCGGGGTCATTGAAATCCGGCAGGTCCGGGTCGTCGTCGTCGCTGCGCAGTCCGGTCGTGCTCGCGTCCGGGAACGTCTCGCCCCAGTTGTCCCACTCGCCCGCCGTGCCACCGCTGTTGCTGTCTGGATCTGGAGTCAACTCAGCCTGCCCTGTGTAGGTCGTGCCTTCGGAGTCGACCTCGATCCCTAACTTCCATCGCTCGGTCACGGTGATGCGGAGTTGGAACGGGTCAACGGTCATGTCGCCCATCATGGCCTGCTGTCACCTTTCGGTGCTAGCCTCCGGCTCATGGCGGGTGGCGACGATGAGAAAGCCAGCGGCCGGGACCGGATGAGCGCCGAGGAAGCCAAGACCAAGTTCGAAGAGTTGGTGGCGGCGGCGGAGAAGCGCGGCGGAACCCAACGCGGCGAGGTGCTGGTGAACGTGGTCGAGGGCCGGCGGCTGTCCTGATGGCGCCGTCGACGTACGGCAAGACGTCCTATCGCGGCGGCTACGCCTGCGGCTGCATGATCCAGTCCCTCGAGGACATCGTCGAGCCTCGACTGCGGGCAGCGGGTTACCTCGGTTCCTCGGAGCATGTCGTCGCTTTCCAGTGGTGCTACTCGGGCTCGGTGTCAGCCAGTGGTGGGACACACGACGAGGGTGGAGCGCTGGATCACCGCAAGGGTGGCGACGGCGAGACGAAGATCTGGCGCGAGTGCGGCTGGGCCGACTACCAGCGTGGCTCCCCGGAGGACTCCTACTTCGACGACCACAACCACGGCATCGTGATCGGCTGTTCGCACCTGTCCTGGGCGGCCGCCGATCAGGTCACCGACTACAAGAACGGCAGGAACGGGCTCGCCGACGGCGGGCCGGACCAGTCGCCAGACGTTCCGTACATCACCTGGCAGGACGCCTATGACAAGTACATCGGATCAACCGGATCAACCGGAGGGGTGCTCGGGATGACGGACATCGAGAAGCAGCACGCATCGAAGGACCAGAAGATCAAGGACAACGGCGACTGGCAGATCCTTCAGATCAACGACGACACCGGGCTCACCCTGCTGACCGGGCCGAGCGACCTCTATGTCGCCACCGTGCACTGGCAGATCAGTGACCTCGCCGTCGGTGACGTGGCCCAGTTCCGGCTGGTTGTGCAGGACGACGATGTGTCCAGCGCGAACAAGCCGACGGTGACCGAGTACACCTATCCGATCTCGGAGACCATCGGGACCTCCGGCTCCTCCTACGGCGGCCTGCACTGGGTGAACGACCTGGGCGGGGACAAGTCGAAGGATGTGAAGCGCCGGCTCCGGCTGGCCTGCAAGCCACCGTCGGGCAAGACCATGACGATCGCCGACATCACCGCTCGCGTAGCGCACTGACATGCCGAGCCCGTGGTACTCGGGCAAACTCACCGACTCGGTCGACCTGGAGCCGACCAAGGCGAAGGCGTTCGGTGAGATCACCGTCGACGAGTGCGGTGAGGACGACTGGGGTCTGATCGCCGGCAACCTACGGCTGCGGCTGAACTCCGACGGCCCGAAGAAGTTCGACATGTGGTTGGACCGGGTCGGCGCCGACGACCAGACCCGCTACTCCAGCCACACCTTCCCCGGCGGTGAGGACGACTTCTATCAGTGGCCGATCTGGCTGGGTGAACTGAAACTCGGCGAGACCTACCGCTGGTACGTCCGGCTCGAGTCCGGGCTGTACGGCTCGTTCTCGACCCGCTACGCCAAGGGCATCATCATCCCGAAGTGGCTCGCCGAATCCGGTGTGCTCGGGATGGATGAGGTTGACAAGTTCGGCGCCGACGAGGAGTGGACCGGGTGACCATCTACGGCTGCGACGTCTCCGAGTACCAGCCCAACTACGAGCCCGCCTCGAACGAAGACTTCATGATCATCAAGGCGACGCTCGGGATGAGCATCGTCGACCCGGAGCGGAACGACCACGCCGACACCGCTCGCAGCAAGGGGCTCGTCACCGGCTGGTACCACTTCCTCTGGCCCTCCCATTCCTCCGGCACAGGGGCGGAGCAGGCCAGGTACTTCCTCGACCACATCCCCGATCTGCGGGACGGGGAGATCCTGGTCTGCGACTGGGAGTCCAACAACGACGGGCTGCCGAGCGAGTCCGACCGGGACAACTTCGTCAAGGAGTGCCGGAACAAGGCGCCGGGTCACAAGGTGCTGCTGTACTGCAACGCCTCCACCTTCAACGGCTCCGACAAGGAACGCTTCGACGGCTTGTGGGTCGCGCACTACACCTCGGCCAGTGAGCCCGGTGTCGATGACTGGCTGGTGTGGCAGTACACCGACAACCCCTACGACAAGAACCGAGCCAAGTTCGACAGCCGCGACGACATGAGGGCCTGGGCCGGCGGCGGGGGTGGCGGGGGCAATACTTCGAATGGTGTACTCGGCCTGACCAAGATCGAGAAGCACCACTACGGAGCCTGACCCCGACAGGAGCCCCTGTGAAGGATCGCTCCTGGCTCCAGTGGCTCCGATCCTGGCCCCTGCTGATCGGGGCGGTCATCTGCTTTGCCGTCGGCTTGTCGCTGGTCGGGGACGACACACAGCGGGTCTATGCCGCCACAGCCCTGCTCACCATCGGGTCCATCCTGATCGGCGGCTGGATCGTGCTGCTCGTCGTGCACGGGCACACAGGCGAGAGTGCTCATCAGCCGAAGGACTCCGAAGACGAGTAGCGTCCTCGCCATGACCGTCAACCCTCCGGAGTCGGAGGAGCAGCAGGCTCAGATCGACGAGGCCCGCGACGACCTCATCGCCAACCAGCCCGACACACCGCTCAGCCCCGACGCGCCATCACCCCAGCCACAGGAAGGATGACCATGCCCGAGGCCCCCACTCTTCAGACGATCATCCCGAAGAACCAGCAGACCCTCGACGCCCAGGACGACTGGGACAATCAGCAGGGCTACGTCGACCACGGCGACCCGTCCTACGTTCCGCCCGGCGGCACCGTCGCCTGGGATCCGACGCTGCAGAAGCCCCTCCCTCCGGAGGAGCAGACCGGCGACGCGAACGACGACATGGAGCACCAGGACGGCTACCTCGACAGCGGCCCCGAAGGCACCGGCGGGGAGATCGTGCTGACCTGGCCGGCGACCCTGACGATGCCGATCACCGTCGCCAAGCAGTACCCGACCAGCCTGAAGAACACCGACGACACCCCGTTGACCGTCACCCAGACCGTCGTCTTCACCGGCATCCCGTCCACCGCGATCAAGTGGGAGCAACTCGACTTCAACGGTCCCGGCACCGGCTGGATCACCGTGCCGATCCCAGCCGGCGGCACCTTCACCGCCACCTTCACCGTCGAGGGCGGCCAGGACGGCAACGTCGACGCACGGCTCACCGTCTCCCAGGCGGGCACCTTGACCATGGTCGGCACGATCAAGAACCAGAAGGGTGCCACCCTCTCCACCGCCACCATGGTGGTCACGGTCACCGCCTCCGCAGAGGAGTGATATTCGGGCTGCCGTGGGGGTACTTCATCCTTGCGGTGGTGGTCGGCATCCTGTCAGCCGGACGCCTGACACGCCTGGTCACCGCTGACCAGTGGCCGCCGGTCGTCTGGGTCCGTGACCGTTGGACGGACTGGACCCAGAAGACCGAGCGGCGACAAGGCTGGTTCCTGCTGCTGAACTGCCACTGGTGCTTCAGCCCCTGGGCGATGCTCGGCGTCGGGGCCTGGGCTGTGCTGTGTCGGCTCGAGGGTTGGTTCGGTACCGCCTGGTGGCTGTTCAACGGATGGCTCGCCGCCTCCTACGTGGTGGCCATGGTTGTCCACCGCGACGAGGGTCCGGGCGAGGACTAGCCCTTTTCCGTGCTAGCGATGCTGGTGACTATCGGTGTCAACCCGGTCTAGCGTGACGCACAGTCCTCAAGCAGCAGGGGAGTTCATGCCGAGGAAAACCGCGCAGCCGCCCGCGCCCCCAGAGACGGAGCCGGCCAACTCGCTCGTAGCCTCCGCCGCCAGCGTGACCCGGGACGGCTCGTCGGCCTTCACCAAGAAGCGTGGCCTGCAGGCCTGGCAGTCCGAGGCCTGGGCTTTCTACGACTCGATCGGTGAACTCCGCGCCGCCGCGAACTGGATCGGGAACGCGCTGTCCCGGATCCGGCTGGTGATCAAACACAAGGACTCCGAGGGCTCCTCCACGCTCAAGGAGGGGCTCGCGGTCGACGCCCTGGCGGGGTTGTTCGGGGGGGAGTCCGGCCAGTCCCAGATGCTGGAGGCGCTCGGCATCCACCTGACCGTGCCGGGTGAGGCGTACCTGGTGGCCGAGCCCCAATCCGGCGACCTGCCCGATGCCTGGATGGTGTGCTCCACCGAGGAGGTCACCAACACCACCGGCTCGGAGACCTGGTCGGTGAACCGGGGTGACGGCAAGCGGGAGTTGAAGAAGAACTGCCTCGTCATCCGGGTCTGGCGTCCGCACCCGCGAAAGTGGGTGGAGGCCGACTCGTCAGTCCGAGCGGTCCTGCCGATCTTGCGGGAGATCCAGGCGCTGACGAAACGGGTCGCCGCCGACATCGACTCGCGGCTCGCGGGTGCGGGCCTTCTCCTGCTGCCCAGTGAGATGTCGTTCGTCTCCCCACCGAAGGAGGGTGAGGACCCGGCGAACGCGCAGGACCCGTTCTTCGACGCGCTGCTCGAGGCGATGATGACCCCGATCGAGGACCGGGAGTCGGCGGCTGCCGTGGTGCCGCTGGTCGTCCGAGCCCCCGGTGCCTTGTTGTCCACGGCGCAGCACATCACCTTCTCCACCCCGTTCGACGCCCAGTCCCAGAGCCTGCGCGAAGAAGGTATCAAGCGGACTGCGCTCGGCATGGACCTGCCGCCGGAGATCATGCTCGGCACCGGCAACGCCAACCACTGGTCGGCCTGGCAGATCGACGAGTCGGCGATCAAGATCCATGTCGAGCCGTTGATGGAACTGGTCTGCGACGCGTTCACCCAGAAGTGGCTGTGGCCGGTGCTCGAGGCGGCCGGCGAGATCGACTACGGCACCACCGTCGGCTGGGACACCGCCGACCTGCGGGTCCGCCCCAACCACGCGCAGGAGGCGATCGAACTCTACGACCGGGGCCAGTTGTCGCCGGACGCGCTGCGCCGCGAGACCGGCTTCGAGGACTCCGACAGACCCAACGACGACGAGCAGAAGACGATGCTGCTGTTGAAGTTGGCGCTGGCCAACTCCGACCTGGCCGCCGGCGCGGTCCGCGCCCTCGGACTCGACATCGCGCCGGAGGATGTCGGCAACCGGTATCAGCCGGTGCCGCCGCCGCAGGTCGAACCGCCGACCGGCCGGGACCGGAACCTGCCGCAGGAGGACCAGTCCCGCGCGGCCGCCGCGCTGGTGGCTGTGGAGATGGTGGTGCTGCGGGCGCTGGAACGGGCGAACAACCGGCTCAACCGGCGCAGCAAACAGACCCGCTCCTGTTCCGATACCGAGTGCAGCCAGGGCCTGCAGGGCGCCTGGGCCAATGTGCCCCGGCTGGCGGAGGTGCTGTCGGTCTCACCGGACTGGCTGGAGACCCAACTCGACGGCTACACCCGCAGCGTGCTGACCGGGGAGTTCGAGCACTGTCCGGAGGCACTGCGGGATTACCTGTTCGACGTGAAGGTACTGACCCATGTCTGAAGAGGACCAGTGGCGCAAGGAGGACGACGATCTGCTCCTGCTCGAGGAGGCCGACGTCACCCGGGCCGCGCTCGAACAGGTCAACGTGCTCGCCAAGGATCTCCGCGCCGCCGCCCGGGACGGCAACCTGGCCGAGGCCGAGGCCCACCACGACGGTGAGATCTGGCAGGACGCGCTGCAGTCGCATCTGCTGCCGGCACTGGCCGAGGTGTACGCCAGGGCCTACGACTGGCAAATGGCGCAGTTTGAGCAGCAGGCAGCGCTCGAGGACGGGCTGACGTTCGCCACCAAGAAGACCACCGACGACGCCCGCGAGAATGCGGCCGCGTACGTCAAGACCGTCACCAACCGGCTGACCGGTGTGGCGGACCACATCTTTGCTGACATCCGGCGAGAACTCTCGCAGGCGATCAAGGGCGGCGAGACGCCTGAGCAGATGGCTGCCCGCATCGACCGGGTGTTCGCGGAGCGTGGCGGCAACAACTGGCTCGGCCGTGCTGCGGTGATTGCCGCGACCGAGACAGCCGCCGCGATCAACGCCGGTCGGATGCAGGCTGCTCGGAAGTATGCCAAGGACAACGGCATCAAGCGGAACCGGATCTTCAAGACCTGGATGACGGAGAAGGACGACAAGGTTCGCGCTGCCCACGCAGATGTGCACGGGCAGCGGCGTTCACTGACTCGGCCATTCACGGTTGCCGGGGTGCAGATGATGCAACCCGGCGACCAGAAGGCTCCCCCCGAACTAACAGTGAACTGCCGCTGCACCGTGCGCATCCTGCTCGGCGGCCGCGTCGCTGCCGGTCCCCCGGGCGGGATTTTAACCAACGAAGATGACGATGGCGAAACGACGGAGGACGCGATGACCGACACGATCACCGAGCAAGAGGCGATCACGGAGGAAGAGGCGGCCGCCAATCTCGAGCCGGTGACCGTGCCCTGGCATGGCGTGCTCGCCCCGGAGGGCAAGATGTCGGGCGACCGGCGCAAGTTCGCCGAGGGTTCGCTGCGGCATCGGGACCTTCCGCTGCCGCTGATGTATCAAGATGCCACCGCCGAAGGTCATGATGGTGCGGTCCGGGTCGCCAACATCCAGGGCATGCAGCGGGCCGAGAACCTGATCCGGGCCTGGGGTGTGTTCGATACCAGCGACAACGCCGACGAAGCGATCCGCCAGATCGGCACCGAGATGTTGCGCGGGGTGAGTGTCGACGTCGACGAGGCCGACTTCACCTTCGAGGACTCCAGCGGCAACCCGATCGACCTCGCCGACCCGCTCGCAGCCGGCGATGAGTCCCCGGTGATGGTGATCACCGACGGCCGGATCTCCGGCGCCACCCTGGTCAGCATCCCCGCATTCCAGGAGGCGTTCGTCGCGCTCGGCCCGCCGCCGGAGGACTGGGGGGTGCAGACCGTTGACGCCGCCCAGACCGAGCAGCCGGAGTATGCCGGTCAGACCAGGCTTGCGTTCGAGAACGTCAGCGACAAGCCGTGGTCGGACTTCACTCAGGCCGACTACTCCGACGAGCAGTGGAAGCGGGCCTGCGTGCTCGACAAGGGCGAGTCCGCCGGCGAAGGGAAGTCCCGCTACGGGCTGCCGATCCGCGAGCCCAGCGGCACGCTGAACCGCAATGGTGTGCACGCGGCCGCCGCCCGGTTCAACCAGGTAGACGCGCCGGCGGAGGCGAAGTCATCGGCCAAGTCGAAACTGCGCGGTGCGTACAAGGCCCTCGGTGAGGAACCGCCGGACGTGCTCGCCGCTGCCGCCGCCGAAGTTGCGATGGGGCTCATGGCGATGACCGACAAGGTGCTCGGCCTCGACGACGAGTTTGTCGGTGGCCAGCCCGACGCCGGAATCCCCGGCCACATGCCGCGCGTGCTGCATGACTACTGGACCCACGGCGAAGGGGCGGCCAAGATCGGCTGGGGTGTGCCTGGCGACTTCAACCGTTGCCGTGCCCTGCTCGGCAAGTACGTCGAGAAGCGGATGCTGTCCGGTCTGTGTGCGAAACTCCACAAGGACGCCGTCGGCCACTGGCCCGGCCCCGGTCGCGGCAATTCCGCCGAGACCATGGACTACACCGAGGGCGTCTCGATCACCGAGCCGTGCGGCTGCGGGCTGACAGCCTCCGGTGCGCTGAACGACTACGCCGACCCGATGCTGTCCAGCCTGACACCGCTGACGATCACCGCCGACGGTAAGATCTTCGGACACCTGGCCGGGTGGGGGACGTGTCACATCGGGTTCTCCGGACAGTGCATCACACCACCCCAGAGCCGTGCCGCCTACGCCTACTTCCGGACGGGAGAAGTGCTGACCGATGACGGAGCCGCTGTCGCCGTCGGGCACATCACCCTCGGCACCGGGCACGCCGACGCGGCGCTGGCGGCTGGTCCGGCTATCGAGCACTACGACGACACCGGAACGGTCGTCGCCGACGTGGCAGCCGGTGATGACGACCACGGCATCTGGCTCGCGGGCCGGCTCCGCCCCAACCTGCCCACCGCCGCCGTCGACAGTCTCCGAGCGGCTGCGCTCAGCGGTGACTGGCGCCGCATCGGCGGCTCGATGGAACTCGTCGCCGCCCTCGCCGTGAACGTGCCCGGGTTCCCGATCCCGCGCACCGCCAGCCATGTCAGCAACCAGCGCCAGACCGCCCTGGTCGCCTCCGGTGTGGTGACTCACCGTGACGTGCCGGACGATGCGATCGTGGCCGCCGTGGAAAGGGCGATGAGGAACATTCATGATCGGGAGGTACGGCTGGAGAAGGCGCGCCGGCTGGCTGCGTCCGTCGGGCGTGACCCGGCCTCCCGCGCTGCGGCCGCCCGCGAACTCGTGCATGGGAGAGGTTGAGATGGGCTGCGCTTGCGGAGGTAAGAACAACGTCGCTTACTCGGTGAAGTTGAAGGACGGCACGGTCAAGTACTTCGACACCACAGCCGAGGCTCAGGCCGAGATCCGCCGGGCCAAGGGCGGCATGCTGCGTGCCGTCCCCCGCTCGCAGATGACCGCCGCCGGAAAGTAGTGCTAGCGATCTTGTAGCGCGGGGCGTTGCGGCGGGGCTAGTGTCCCGAAGCGACGGGTGCTGGCAGTGCGGGCCGACTCGTCGTGCTCTTAGAAGGTGCTGGCATTTCTCGGCCGACCTCGATTCTCATCACTCCGAGGAAGGCTCACCGTGGCAACCTTCGCGCTTCCCGAATCACTGTCGGCACTGAGCGTCGCCGAACTCGCGACCCTGGAGGCGGAAGCGGTCCAGGCGTTCGACGAGGTCACCAAGATCGACCCCGACACCCTGACCGACACCAACGTCGCCGACATGGAGACCCTGGCCGGGGCCATCCAGACCATCCGCACCGAGGCCGCCGCGCGTGTCACCGCCGCGCAGGCCCGCCGGGAGCGTGCTGCTGCGGCCGCCGCTCTGGTCACCCTCTCCACCGAAACGCCGGAGCCTGAGGGTGACGACGACGAGGACAAGGAAGAGGACGCCGACGAAGACTCCGGTGACGCTCCGCCAGAGCCCACCCAGGAGGCAGCCGTGACCGGCCCAGTGATTACCGCCAGCGTGCCCAGCGTGCGCAACACCCGACGGGCGCCGGTCGTCCGACCGAAGACCACCAACGCCACGATCCTGGCGGCCGCCGACGTGCCAGGCTTCGCGTCCGGCTCGCAGATCGAGGACGTCTACGGCCTGACCAAGGCATTCTCCGCCCGCGCCGGAGCACTGCCCCGCACGTACATGCCGGAGACCTACATCCGGTCCGGTGTCGCCACGATCGAGCGCCCCTACGACGAGGAACTCTCCGACAAGAACCGGGACGTCGACCCGTTCGAACTGTTCGAGAAGGCGGCCCAGGAGTCCCGGCTTCCCGGCGGCTCACTGACCGCCTCCGGTGGTTGGTGCGCACCGAGTGAGACGCTCTACGACCTGTGTGTGACGGAGTCGATGGACGGGCTGATCAGCCTGCCGGAGATCACCATCACCCGGGGCGGCATCCGCTTCACCCGTGGCCCCGCGTTTTCCGACATCTACGCCAACGCCGGCTTCTTCCAGACCGAGGCGCAGGCCATCGCCGGAACCCCGAAGCCCTGCGTGGAGATTGCCTGCCCGCCGTTCGACGAGGTCCGCCTCGACGTCTCCGGCATCTGCGTCAAGGCCCCGATCCTGACCAACGCCGGCTACCCGGAACTGGTCCGGCGCTGGATCGAGGGCACCCTTGTCGCCCAGGCCCACAAGGAGTCGGCCGAGGTGATCAACCGGATGGTCGCCACCGCCGGCGCCGCGCAGACCCTCAGCAATGGCGCAGGTTCCGGCTTCGATCTGCTCACCGGACTGGAGTGGGTGGCGACCAGCCAGAAGTACAAGTACCGCGCCCCGCTGAACCTGTCGATGGAGGTCATCCTCCCGTTCTGGGCGAAGCAGGTGCTGAAGGCTGACCTCGGTCTCCGCAAGGGACAGACCGCCGCCGTCTCCGATGCCGAACTCGCGGCCCACTTCTCGGCACGCGGGTTGGCCGTCCAGTACGTCTACGACTGGCAGGCCCTGGTGGTGAACACCGCCGCGCTCGGCTGTGTGGCCGCACCCCCGGCCAACATCCAGGCCCTGATCTACCCGGCCGGCGCCTTCGTCAAGGGCGTCGCCGACGTGATCAGCCTCGACGCGATCTATGACTCGACGAACATCCAGCAGAACATGTACACCGCTGCGTTCGCCGAGTCCGGCTTCCTGGTCGCCAACCGCTGCTACGACGCCTGCCTCGTCCAGGTCCCGACCTGCATCCTCGGTTCCACCGGTGGTGACGTCACGGCCTGCATCCTGCCGGGTCTCGACGCGTAAGTGCCCTTCCTCGATGGCTCCACCTGACAGGAGAGGGGTGAACAGATGAGCGTGGCGATAGCCGAAGCCCGTCAGACCGTCGCGGCACCACCCCGGGTGCCGCGCCGGTTCGGGCTGTTCTCGGTGGCCGAGGTCATCGACGACACCGACGCGCACTGGATGCAGGGCGGCCTGACCGCTGAGGGTGAGCAGTGCTCGGCTCCGACGATGGGCACGATCGTCTGCGACCCGACGCAGGTCACCGGCAAGACACCCCGGTCCTGGTACAGCGACATCACCGGCGACCCGTGGATGACCTACATGTACGAGACCTGCAAGACGGTGGGTCGCTACGGTACGACGTCGGAGGCAACCCAGACCCGCTTCCTCGCGGCCGAGCAGTCGGCGGTCGAGTCCGGGTTCGGCCAGTTGATTCTCGACCCGGGGGGCACGATCACGATCCCCAATGAGGGCGGTGTCGCGGCGGCCATCGGGGTGCTCGAGGAGACTGCGGCTAAGGAGTTCGGCGGGCAGATCATCATCCACCTGCCGATGCGGGGCGGTGAGGAGGCGATCCGTGCCGGTCTGGTGAGCCGGTTCGGTGACCGGCTGGAGACCGTGTCCGGCAACCCGGTGGTGATCGGCAACTACGCGACCGGCGACGTCGATGTCGACGTCTGGGCGACCGGCGGGGTCTCGCTGCACCGTTCACCACTCGTCGTCAGCGGGCCAGTTTTCGACCAGGCAACGAACGACTACTTCATGCTCGTTGAACGGGCCTATGCCGCACTCGTCGACTGCTTCCTCTACAAGTCCGTCTTCCAGATGTGTGCCTGCGGTGGAAGTGGTGGGCCGATTTGATGATCCTCAATCTCGGCGAGACCTACATCGACGGGCACTCCTCGGAGAAGGCCCAGAAGATTCTGGCCGCCTGCGACACCCTCGGCTTACCGCTGCTACAGGTGCGCACCACAGACTCCGGCTTCATCGTCCCGAACGAGGTGGCCGATGAGTTGGAACGAATGTCCGTCCCTGCTTGGGCGGGCGAGAGCGCGGTGTTCTGACATGACCGAACCGCAGGAACAGGAGTAGATCGTGGCGAATCAGTGCTTCCCACTGGTGGGCGGTCGGGTCATGCGGGTCACCCGCCTCGACGGCTGTGGACGACCGGATGCAACCGACGTGTCGTGCCAGCAAGTGACCTCCGATGGCTTCGTCAGCGTCGAGGTCACCGCCAACATCGACGAGGGCGACGCGATCAGCGTCACCAACGCGTCGGGCAAGGTCTGCGTCAGCCAGACCCCGTGCCCGACGCTGACCGGCTACGGCGTCAACATGACGTTCTGCAACGTGGACCCGGACCTGTTCGCTCTGGTCACCGGTCAGGACTCGGTGCAGGACCCGGCGACCGGTGAGGGCATCGGTTTCCGGGTGAACACCGGCAAGAGCGGCTGCGACGCGGGCTTCGCGCTCGAGGTGTGGTCCTCGGTGCCCGGCGTCACCTGCCCGGTCGACGACCAGGGTCAGCCGATCCCAGAGGCGGAGATGCCTTCGGGCTACATCCTCTTCCCGTTCCTGCAGGGCGGTGTGTTCGGCGACTTCACGATCGAGAACGACGCGGTCTCCTTCGTGGTCCAGGGCGCAGTCACCAAGGATGGCTCCGGCTGGGGCGTCGGTCTGTACGACGTCACCCTCGACGACCAGGGCCAGCCTGGCCCTCTCACCACCCCGATCGACAGCAAGGACCACCTGCACGTGCAGGTCACCTACGTCGCACCGCCGACCCCGGGCTGCGGCTGCGGGTTCATCGAGGACGCCACCAGCGCCACCGCTGGCACCCCGGGCACGTTCAGCCCAGCCAACACCAACGCGCCGGAGGATCTCGCCGGTCTGGAAGGCATCACCGCCAGCCCGACCACGGCCTGGACCACCGGACAGTACGTCGAACTCCAGGACGGCACCAAGGCGCACTGGGACGGCACCAAGTGGGTCAAGGGAGCCGCTGCGTAAAGGGAGGAGCCTTGGCTCCAGTTGAGTGAAGGAGCGCGATGAGTCAGGCGACGGTCAACTGGGGCGACGGGACGGCAGCAGAGCAGGTGCCGGTGACGGGCAACGCGCAGGCGTGGTCCTTCACCGGCAAGCAGCACACCTACGCCGCCCCGGGCTCGTACAGCATCGTGGTCACCGGCCTGTCCGGCGGCACCGACGCTGAGCCGGTCACGGTCAACGCCGCCCCGACGATCTCCGGCACGCCGGTGTCGGCCTTCACCCTGACCGGGACGACGCTGACCTTCGCCAAGCCGGCCGGGCTGGTCGTCGGTGACTGGCTGCTGGTCTGGATCCGGGCCCAGGTCCAGGCCGGCGTCGACTGGTCCTGCCCCGGCTGGGGACGGTTCGGTCCGTTGTTCGTGGCGAACAGTGCCGACCGGGACTCCGGTTTCTTCCTCAAGCCGATCGTCGACCTGACCCAGGAGCCGTCGTCGTACACCTTCGGCCGCAGCACCACCGGCCGCAACATCGGCACGATCATGGTGTTGAAGGGTGTCGGCAAGGATGCCCAGTCGGGCTTCTACGACAACTTCTCCGGGCTCGGCACCAGCCCGCACAAGTACACCGACCCGTACACCCTGGACACCCTGCCGGCGCTGCAGTTCTACGGCATCCACCACGAGCACAGCGCCAACGTGGTGGACACCATGCAGACCCCGCCCCCCGGTTTCACCCTGCGGGCCAGTGCAGTGACCGACACAGTGCTGGCCAACGCCCGCACGTCGCTGTACCTGTACAGCGCAGCGGTGAACACCGGCCAGGGTTTGAAAGCAGACGCGACCCTGGCCGGTGGCACATCAGGAATCGCGGAATCGGTCGCGCTGCGTGGCTCGGTCAACCACCGGTTCGCCAACGTCGCCGCCGCGTTGGCGAAGCCTGGTGTCACCTCCGCCCACCGGGGCAACAGCGTGACCTATGCGGAGATGAGCAAGAACGCCTACCTGCAGTCCGACGCCCGGGGCTACAGCGTGCTCGAGTACTCGGTGGCGCGGACCTCCGACGGGGTCTGGTTCGGGCTGCACGATGAGGACATCAACCGGACCTCGAAGACGACCGGACAGCCGGCGGCCTCGGCGATGACGTGGGCCCAGGTGCAAGGCTTCAAGAACCTGCTGGCGCTGGACAACATCCCGCAGGACTACTACCGCTTCGACACCTTCCTGGCCGACTGGGCCAACACCCATGTCGTGATGGTCGACCCGAAGTACGCCTGGCTCACCGGTGGCTCGCCGCGTGACGAGTTCTGGGCGCTGCTCGCGCCGTACCCCAAGGACCACATCATCATCAAGGGCTTCATCGACTCGATGTCGCTGGCCAACGCCGCCAAGGACCACGGCTACCAGTCGTGGGGCTACGCCTACGAGGCCGACACCACCAACGCCTCCTTCACCACCTGGTGCGCGGCGTGGACGATCCTCGGCATGGACATCAACGCTTCGACAACCGCCTGGACAGCGATCAAGGCGCAGGCCACACCGTCAGGCAAGAAGATCATCGGGCACATCGCCACCAGCCGGGAGATGTACGCCAGCGCCATCACCAAGGGCGCCGACGGTGTGCAGGTCGCCTCCACTGCTGCGGTCCCGACCGTCAGCGCCGCACCGTAGGAGGATGATCTTGTGCCGAGTTGTCTGGAGGCCGACCTGACCTGCTGCCCCGACTGGGACAGCGGCTACGACACCGCGCAGCAAGACCTTGCGCTGCTGATGGCGCAGGAGACGCTGCGGATGCTGACCGGCTACCGCACCGCCAACTGCCCGGTCACCCTCCGCCCCTGCCGGAAGGGCTGCCCAGGCCTGGCGACCTGGCGGACCTACCCGGTCGGCGCCAGCAGCGAATGGGCGGGCAGCAACCTCGGCCCGACAGTGATCGAGGGCCAGTGGTACAACATCGGCTGCGGCTGCGGTGTCGACGACTGCGACTGCACCCAGGTCTGCGAGGTCCGGCTGCCCGGCGAGGTCGCGTCGGTCGAGGAGGTCCGCCAGGACGGTGTCGTCGTCGACCCGACCGCCTACCGGGTGGACAACGGCAACCGGCTGGTCCGCACCGACGGCGACTGCTGGCCGCTGTGCCAGGACATGACGGTCGACACCGACCAGCCGAACACCTTCTCTGTGACCTACACCCCGGGCCTGGCGCTGGACGCCTGGGGCCAGCATGCGCTCGGTGTGCTGGCCTGTGAGTACGCCAAGGCCGCGTGCGGCACCGGCAAGTGCCGGCTGCCGGCGAACGTCACCCAGGTCGTGCGACAGGGTGTCACCCTGAACCTCGCCCAGAACCCGTTCCCGGGTGGGCTGACCGGGATCCGTGAGGTCGACGGCTACGTCCGGCGGATCAACCCGCACGGCCTGGCCGCCCCGTCCCGGATCTTCAGCCCCGACACCAAGCGAGGGCGGGTCACCACCTGGGTGTCTTCGTGAGTACCGACGCCCTGCCGCTGGTGCCGGCGAACTTCATCGAAGACCTAGCCGTGCTGCCGATCCTGGAGTCGGCACTGGCCTGCCTGTGCACCGAACTGGACCGCTCCCCCGGCGGCATCCCCTGCTTCTGCTCCGTCGTACCCGGTGACCAGGTCGCGATGGACTTCTGCGACTGCTCCGACGCGGACAAGGGCTGCGGGATGGCCTGGGTTCGGCTCGACCAGTCCTTCGTTGGATCCTCGGTCTTCAACTCGATCTACTCCCGCACCGCGCTGAACGTGGCTCGCTGCGTGCCGTTGCTGTCCCACCGGGTCCAGATGGGTGTGACCCGGTGCATGGCTGGGATGGACTCCGAAGGCAACCCGCCGTCCGACATCGACCAGCACGAGGCGGCCCGGATCCAGATGGGTGACTACGCCGCCATGGTCAGGGCCCTGAACTGCTGCTTCCCCTACGACAAGCGGCGCGAGTTCCTGTTCGAGCGGTACCTCCCGATGGGCCCGCAAGGCAACTGTGTCGGCGGCTACTGCTTCTTCACGATCCGGCTGGTCCAGTGAACTACGTCGTCATCTACCCGGACAAAGTCCATGACGCCTTCGTCGAGGCGTCCTTGATCCGGATGCCCCCGCTCGCCGACGAGGTGATGGGCATCGCCCGCAGCACCTGCCCGATCGATACCGGCCAACTCGAGGCCAGCCATGACGGGCCGGACTTCACCTGGGGCGTCTTCCCCACCTTCAAGATCTCCAACCGGGCGCCGTACGCCTTCTACGTCCACGAGGGCACCGGGCCGCACCAGATCAGGGCCCGCCGGGCACCGATGCTGCGGTTCTGGTGGGAGTCGCGCGGCGTCGAGTTCCGAGGACCCAAGGTCAACCACCCGGGCGGGCCCAGCCAGCCCTGGCTGCGGAACGCCATGAACGCCGTCGTCGGTGGCGGGGGGTGACCTTTGCTAGCAGACAGCGTTACGCTCCACGGGGCCCCCGAGGAGGAACATGCAGGAGTTCACCACCGAACCGAGCACCGATCGGCTGGAGACTGTCGAGTTCCACCTCGACGGCATCCGACTGTTCGCCCGCAAACCGAAGTCGGTCTCGTTCATCGGCCTGACCGACACCATGGAGATGGACGGGGTCGACGCCATCAAGGGCACGCTCCGCTTCATGGACGAGGCTCTGCTGCCGGAGTCCAGGGATCACATCCAGGCCCGGCTCGACGACCCGGACGACGACTTCGACGTGGACAACGTGGTGCCCATCTTGAACTGGGTGATCGAGGAGTTCACGAACCGCCCTACTGGGCGGCCCTCGCCGCCGCCGCAACCGCGAAGGCGAACTGGGTCGCGTTCGACGGCACTCTCACCCTCCAAGGAGTTGACGCCAGACAACTCGGTGTCGACCGCTTCCTGAACGCCTTCGAGGTCTGGGCCGCCCAGCGGATGGAGCCCACGAAGTTCGAGGCAGTGAAGCAGCGCTGGAACCGGCCACCCGCCCAGCCGGCAGCAACGACACCCGAGGTGCGACGGGCACCCGACCCGGCCGAGGCCGCGTCGTTCGGCGCGTTCTTCGCCACCCATCAGCAGGTTGCGCAGAAGACCGGGAGGGGGTGAGCCATGCCCCAGGTTGGTGATGCGTGGATCGAGGTCCATGCCGACGGCTCAGGCCTGTTCCGGGAGATCCGGGAGATCGCCGACCGGGCGGCCGCCGGCGCCAAGATCACCCTCAAGATCGATCTCGACAAGAAGGGCCTGACCGAGAAGGTCAAGGCCGCAGCGGCAGCAGCCAGCCGCGCCGCCAAGATCGAGTTCACCGGCACGCTGGACTCGAGGAAGGTGAAGGCGGAGGCCCGGGCGCTCCGCACCGCCGGCGGCAAGATCTCGTTCGACGCCGACGTCGACACGGCGGGTGTCTCGGCCAAGATCGCGGCACTGCGTCAGCGGATCCAGAGCAACGCGATCAACATCCCGGTGAGGCTCAACCCGGCCACGCTGCGGAACTCGGCCACCATCGCCGGGCAGAACGTGGCCAAGGGCATCTCCTCTGGCGCCACCGACGGTCTGCGGATCACCAACTCCAAGTTCGGCGCGACCGGTGTGGTGCTGAAGTTCCTCACCGCCAAGGTGGGCCTGCTCGTTGCGGCCGTCGTCCAGGCGCTGCCCTATGTCGAGGCGCTGGGGGTCGCTGTCGCCGGGCTGGCGGTCGACCTCGGTTCGGCTGCGCTCGGCATAGCCGGGTTCGCGGGCAGCGGGCTGGTGGCGATCGGCACCGGGGTGGCTGCCGTCGCGGTCGGCGTCCAGGGGCTCGGCAACGCCTTCAAGGCGGTGGCCAAGGTCCAGAAACTGCAGGCCGTCGAGGGCAAGAAGACCAAGGCTCAGCAGTTGGCGATTACCCGGGCCATCCAGGCCCAGGACAGGGCACTCAGCGGGCTGGCGGTGTCGGCCCGCGACTTCGTCAAGGCATCGGTCAGGCTCCAGGGCCCGTGGAAGGAGTTCACCCGCACCGTCCAGCAGCACCTGTTCGAAGGCCTGGGCGACGAGTTGCGCAAGACCGCCACCCAGGTGCTGCCGGTGCTGGCGAAGGGGCTGGGTGGGATCGCCGATGTCGTCAACGACACCGCCATCTCGTTCCTGCAGTGGGCCCGCTCAGCCAAGGGCATCGCTGCCCTCAACTCGATCTTCTCCCAGTCGAAGGTGGTGCTGGAGGATCTGAGCAAGGCCGCCGGCAACACCGCTGGCGGGCTGTTGAACCTGTTCACCGGCGGCAAGAAGAACGCCGAGGGGCTCGGCGGCGCCCTGGTCAAACTGACCCAGGGGTTCCAGGACTGGACGACCGAGATCACCACCCCCGGTAAGGGTGGCCGGTCCCCGCTCGAGGACTTCTTCATCGCCGCCCGGGTCAACATCGGCAAGATCCGTGCCTTGCTGGGCAGCAGCGGCGGCCTGATCTCGGCGTTCTTCGCCAACTGGACCGGTGCCGGGAAGAACCGGCCCGACATCCTGGGTGACTTGCAGGGCCAGATCGAGCGGTGGGCGAAGGCGCTCCGCGACCCGGCCAACGCCGGCGCGATCAAGGACTTCATCGCCCAGTCGAAGGCGGACTTCGACAGTCTCAAGTCGGCCGTGCTCGATGTCGCCGGGGCGATCAACACCCTGTCCGACATCAACCTCAAGGGCAGCGCCCTGCTGGATTCCGTCCAGAACCTCGGGAAGCAGTTGGCCGACTCGCTCGGAGCCCAGGGCAAGGGTCTGGTCGGCGCCTTCGCACCGCAGGGCTCGGCTGCGCAGGTGATCGCAGCCTGGTTCCGGGAAGAGCCGATCCCGCCGGTCGACGTGCCGGTCGACTTTGTCCCGCCGAAGCATGGGGTGCTGCCGTCGTTGTTGTTGGGCGAGCAGCAGGTCACCGTCCCGTGGGACTTCGAGCCGAACCCGTCGAACCTGACCCGGCCATGGGCGCAGACCCAAGGCCAGGCCGGCGGCACGACAACCGGTGTCCCGCCGATCAACTGGTCCTACGCCACCGACCCGTCGAAGCCGCCGCCGTGGGGCAGCCAGCCAGGCCGTCAGACCAACGTGGGCGGTATTGCCGAAGTCGACTGGCAGTACGCCCAGCAAGCCGAAGGCACGCCGCCCTGGTCGAACCCGAACCAGGGCGTGCCGAACGCCCCGAACATCGACTGGACCTGGGCTCAGTCGCCGACCGGTGCCCCGCCGTGGTCGGACCCGAACCAGAACAACCTCAACCCGACCGGTCCAGTGCTCGTCGACTGGAACTGGAAGACCCTGCCGACCGGCGACGTCGGTGGTCCCTGGTCGCACCCGGACCAACTGCCGCCGAACAACGGGGCCACGCCGAGCATCGACTGGGAGTGGAACGACGCGCCCGCCGGCCAGCCGCCCTGGTCGCAGCCTGGCTTCACCGGCGCCGAGAACGCCCCACCGAATGTGCCGTGGGAGTGGGAGCACAACCCGATGGGTGGGCCGCCCTGGTCCCAGCCGGGCCTGGTGCCGACCAAGCCTGTGGCCGATGTGCCGTGGACGTGGAAGACGAACCCCGACCCGAACCAGCCACCCTGGTCGTCTCCGAGCCAGTTGCCCCCCAACACCGGGGCGGAGCCGGAGATCCCTTGGAAGTGGAAGACGGCAGCCCCTGGTCAACCGCCCTGGTCCAACCCCAACCAGGGGGCGCCGGTGGAGATCGGCTGGGTGTGGGCGACCGCGCCGGACGGAGAGCCACCCTGGTCGCACCCGACCCAGACACCGCCGGTGATCGAGTTCGAACCGACTGTGACCGACAGTGGGATCGAAGGTCTGAAGAACAAACTCATTCGCGGTCTGTCCGGCGGTGGGACGTCGCCGAACCTGCCGCCGATCACCGTGCAGGTGGTGCCGAACACGACGGGTTTCATCGGGCTCAACGGCACGCTGGTCGGGATGGCGGGCAAGGTCACGGTTCCGGTCGGCTACGGCAACCTGCCACCGTTCCCCACCCTGCCCAGGCCGAAGGTGAACATCGCCACCGGATACAACCCGCTGCCGAGATTCCCGGCCCTGCCTCATCCGAAGGTCACTGTCGGGACCGGGTATGCCCCGCTGCCCGCGTTCCCGGCCCTGCCGTCGCCGGTGGTGCACGTGAGGGTGGTCTACGACAAGGTGGCAGCGAAGGGCGTGGTGGCCCAGCCGCTGGGCGGCTTCACCCCGGACAAGAAGACGGCGGCCGGCATCCACATCACCAATGGTCCGGAGCGCCGGATCATTGGTGAGGCTGGCCCGGAGGCTGTAGTCCCGCTGCGCCCCAGCCAGACCCTGGACCCGGCAGTGGCCCGCCTGTTGCAGGCGGTCGCCGTCAGTCGAGGGATGGGTGGTGGACCGGAGGTGGTGCAGAACATCATGCTGCCGACCGGTGATCCGGAGGCGGCGGCGATGGCCGTGGCCAACCGGCTGGCCCTGGTAAGGACGGTGTGAGCAGATGTTCGAGGGGTACCTCTCTTTTGCGGGCGACGAGGTCATCAACGTCGCCCGCACCAAGGCGTACGTCGCCGCCGGCTACGCACCGAGCGGGGCCCAGATCGAGGTCTGTGAAGACTGTGACCTGCTGCCGGAGATGCTGGGCGACGACGCCCCGTATGCGAGTCCGATGCTGGACGATGCGCCTTGGGTGGAGACCGGCAACCCGGACTCGTGGGACTTCGCCGGGATCATCCCGCTCGAAATTACCGGTGCCTCCGGCAGCACCCGCACCGTGGCCACGACCGAACTGTCGACCGACGGCGGGGTCGCGTCCCGGGTCCGCTACGCCGGGCGGACGATCGCCGTCACCGCGTTGCTGGTCGGCAAGACCGGGTGCTCGGTCGAGTCGGGACTGTCCTGGCTGAGCACGGTGCTCGGCGGCACGTCCTGCTCGGGGCCCCGTCTGCAGGGAGCGGCTGGCGCCTGCTCCGGCGACGAGGCGTGCATGTTCATCTGCTGCCCCGGCAGCCTGGACGAGACGCCTGTGGAGGGCGAGTACGTCGTCGAGGATGTCGAGACCACCGACCCGGGCTGGCGCACCGTCTCCGGGCTGTGGGAGGCGATCATCTTCAACCCGCCGACCGACGGCGGCCGCTTCACCCCGGTCGAACTGCCGGTCGGGGTGGTCACGAACCTGGTCACCAATCCGTCGTTCGAGGTGGACGCCTCCGGCTGGCAGGTGGCGCAGGGCTCACTGCTCAGGGTCGACGACAAGTGGGGTTCGCGGGTCGGCTTCTGGTCCGGGCTGGTCACGGCCGGTGCCACACTGACGGAGGCGGTGGCCGCGAGCGCTGTGGTCGACGGCACCAAGGTCACCCTGTCGGCGTCCGGCATAGGCACGGCAGCCAACCCAACCGTCGAGGCGGTCACCGCTGGGCCGGTCGTGGTCAACGGTTCGTCGGTTGCCCTGGACGGGTCGGGGTTGAAGGTGCCCGGTCCGGGACAGAACCTGACGTTCGGCCCGACCCAGACTTTCCCGGTGACGGCCGGTCAGGTCGTCGACTGGGTGGCCACGATCGGGGCACGGGACGCCAATATCGGGGTGCAGACCACGCTGCAGTTCTTGAATGCTGCCGGCGCCGTGGCTGCCTCGGTGAACGGCACGCTGGTGGAGATCCGGGCCGGGTCTTACAGCAACAGCCGGGTCTCCACGAACGCCCCAGCGATCACCCCGGTAGCGGTTGCGACGAACCTTGCGACAAACCCGGCCTTGGAGGGCGGTGCACTGACCGGCTGGAACGCGGTCAGCGGCACCGCCTATCCGGTCACCCTCGACACGGCTGCCCCGATCAGCGGCACCCGGTCGGCGCTAACGGTCCGCGCCAGCACGCTCGACGCAACCGTCAGCGCACTTGCCCTCTCGGCTACCACCCCGGCCTATGCCCCCGCTGTCGCCGGGTCGAGCATTACCTTCTCGGTCGATGTGAAGACTGAACTCGCCGGTCGGCGCGTGCGTGCCTTCATCCAATACTTCGACGGGGTGACCACCTCGAGCGGGCCGACGCTGACACTGGTCGACTCCACCGTCGCGGGTGCGGTGAACCGGATCGCCGTCACCGGGACCGTCCCTGTCGGGATGAACAGCGCTCGGCTGCGGGTCATCGTCGACCTGACTGCTGGCACGGCAACACTGGGCGAGAAGGTCTGGTACGACCGGGCGAAACTGTCGACCTCGACCGACCCGACCTACTTCGACGGCACGACGCCGACTGCAGCGCCCTACTCCTACCGCTGGACGGGCGCGGCGAACGCCTCGACCTCCGAACAGTTGTCGGCCACGATGACGGTCAAGGTCGTGACGACCGTGGTCCGACCCGACGCCGACGGTGGCGGTGGACCGGCGGCCGGGACCGGGGTCTATGTCGACGCGGCCGCCATGTACATCGGGCTCAAGGCGGCCGGGCGTGGCTTCTTCGACGGCGACACCCGCGACTCGAGCCTGGTCCGGTACGACTGGACCGGCCAGCCGGGACTGTCCACCTCGACCCTCACCCCGATCGGTTCCCAGCCGGAACTGGACGCCCCGGTGCAGGAGTGCGCCGAGGAGTCGACGTTCCTCTGGAACGTGTCAACCGTGTCCGGTGAGGTGCGGCTGGTGCCGGCCGCGAAGAGCGCCGAGACCGGCGGCTTCGTCTGGTACGGGACACCGGTCACCGTGCACGGTCTGGATCCGGTGCGGGTCGTGGCCGACCTGGCGTGGGGTGACTGGATCCCGGTGCTGCTGGTCGACACCGCGCCCGGTGCCGCACCGTTCATCGTCCAGCCGAGCATCCGGCATACCCGCTACACGACACCGGAGGAGTGCGCGGAGAACCTGATGCGCTCCTACCTGGACGTGACCACCACCTCCGGCCCGACGGTGGTGGAGAAGATCGTCTTCAACTGCGGGGAGTACGCGCTCAAGGTCGAGTGGACCATGTTTGTCGGCAACCCCTTCGTCTACGGTCCAGAGAAAGTCCTGGCGAAGCGGGTCTGGACCGCTGACGGGCAGCCGAGCACCGTCGGCCAGAAGGTGGGGTTCCTGGCCACCGGTGTCGCGTCCGGCAACTACGGCGAGGTGCGGGCGTCCGAGACCGCCTGTGCCGACAAGGGCAGCGGCCAGATCCATGCCTTCGTGGCGCAACTCTCCGACCCCCGCTGCCCCGGCTACATCACCCCGCCGGCGGTCCCGTCGATCACCGAGACCTGCCTGGTCGCACCGGGGCGGTACGACCGCACCGTCATCTCGGTGCCCGCCTCCTACGCGCCCAGCAACGACGAGGGCACTCTCAATGTGGTGCTCGCCAACGACGCCAAGGTGAAGCGTGGCATCCGGGTCCGGATCTACCCCGACCCGACCGGGGACGGCTATGTCGGGATCGAGAACTGCGACTACTGCGAGGAGTTCACCGTCACCTACCTGCCCAAGAACGCGGTGATGACGATCAACGGGGTGACCCGCCAGGTCACCACCCGGGTGGCCGGGGCGAACCAGGACATCAGCACCGCCGCCTCGGTGCGCGGCCCGAACGGGGGGCCGTTCGACTTCCCGGCCCTGCTCTGCAACATGGGCTACCTGGTGGTCGTCGACAACCCGCGCTTCCCCGACATCGGCATCCCGGAGAACCCGCCGGACCCGCCGGACAGCGACGGCGAACTGTGGGTGGACGTCTCGATGCGGACAGCGACGGGCTGAGGTGCTTGGCTGCGGAGACCTGACCGCCTACCTCTACACCAGGGGTGGGCGGTTCCGGCTCGGCAAGTTCGACGGCGTCATCGAGGGCCGGTGGGAGCGGGCGAAGAACGACATCTCCTCCGCGCTCGTCACCGTCTCGGTGGAGAAGTGTGGCTGCGACTTCCTCGGCGACATCCGTTCGATGCATCACGAACTGGTGCTGTATCGCGACGACCTGCGGGTCTGGGAGGGGCCGATCACCCGGGTCGAGTACACCCCGACCACGGTCACCGTGAACGCCAAGGATGTGCTGTTCTATCTGGCCCGACGAGTCAACCGTGGCCGGTTCCACACCGGCAACGTGGTGGACGAGGCGGCCGCGCTGGTCTCCGCCGCCCTGACCTACGACGACGCGAACATCCAGCACTTCGTGACCTCATCGACCCGCCGCAGCAGCGACGTCTTCACCTGCGCCTGGAACCGGGGTGAGAACTACTACTTCGACGCCTTGCAGGACATGGTCGATGCGGGGCTGGCGTTCACCGCGCTGGGCCGGCGGATCATCTTGTGGCCGAGTTCGAAACAGATCGGGCAGACGCCGCTGCTCCGCTCGGCGCAGGATCTGCAGGCCGATGTGACGGTGATCGAGGACGGGGTGTCGCTGGCGACCCGGGTGGTGGTGGCAGGCAACGACACGTTCGGCGCCGCCAACCGCAAGCAGGTGGTGCTCGAGCCGACCGTGATCAACTATTCGACCAACCCGAGCCTGGAGATCAACACCGCCGGGTACACCGGCAAGCAGGTGATCAGCAAGGACGCGCCGAACGTCATCTCCGGCTTCGACCTGACCCGGGTGTCGGCCACCTGGGGCGCCGGGAAGTTCGCCGGGCAGGTGATGGCCCACCCCCCGCAGAAGCCTGGCAAGATGCGGGCCCGGCCGAAGGCCCCGCACCTGGGTAAGAAAGGCTCCGACTCCGCCGCCACCTGGGACGCCCGCAAGGACAAGTACCACGAGGCGAAGGACGCCTACGAGAACGACCTGAAGAACTGGGAGGCGGAGCGGAAGGTCGCCAGCAAGGCCTCCTCGCAGTACAACGCGGCGCTGTCGGACTACACCCAGACCGAGATCGTGATGGACATGGGCGGCCAGCGGATCTCGGTCAGCGAGGGCGAGTTGATCTCGGCGATCTTGTACGTCCGCCCGATCGGGTCGACGAAGGCCAGGTTGGGGATCCGGTTCAAGGGCGACTTCGCTACCGATGAGGAGGATGACCGCTCGTTCGAGGAGGGCCCACCGATCACCTTGAAGGCGAACACGACCAGTCTGCTGTTCGTGCAGGGCACGGTACCGAAGGGCACGAAGATCGCGTACGCCGAGGTCTACCGGGACACCAAGATCAAGTGGGACTCGGCCGCGCTCGGTTTCCAGTTCGACAAGTTCGCGTTCTTCCGTGGCCGCAAGGAAGCCTGGTTCGACGGCAGCACGACCGACACTGCCGACCACACCTTCACCTGGGACGGTGCGGTCAACTCGTCCCGGTCACGGCACATGTGGGCCAACGACTTTGGCGGGTCGTATCCGCAGCCGACCGACGCCGCTGAATACCGGGACCGGATGGATCCCTACGGCAGTGCCCTCGAACCGGCCTACTACGGGATCATCGAGACGCTCGAGGACACCCAGTCCCAGAACCGTGAGGCGATGGAGAAGGAGGCGCTGGCGAAGGCAAAGAAGGCCTACCCGGCGCCGCTGCTGGTCGACGTCCCGCAGGACTCACCGCTGGCGGCGACAGCCCCGGTCACCATCGAGGAACTGGTGGCGGGCACGACCGTGCCGGTGCAGACCACAGCCACATGCCGGGGCGCACGGGCAGACACGTCGCTGACCAACCTGAAGGTGATCTACGACGAGGAGGGCGAGAAGGTCACCATCACCTTGACCGGCGGCCAGGTCTGGGAGGCTGACCCCGACGACGACGGGACCATCTCGGCGTCCGACATCAACCTCGGCATACTGGCGACGGACGACCCGTACCGGGCCGGCGCCAGTCTGTCCCCGGACCTGCAGCCGACCCGCAGCCTCGAGGAGGACGAGCACGGTGTCTGATTCGCTGCGTCCGATCAACGAGGAGCAGGACTTCGCCTACCGGGAACGCCGGGCGAAGCGGGTCGAGGCCAGGTCACGCCGGCTGCAGAACCAGATGCCGTACCAGCCCCGCCACTTCCGGCGCGTGGACTCGGAGATCTCCGAGGACATGATCAGCGCGGACTTCGATGTCGGCCCCGATGACACCGGGGACGCTTCTGATCTTCACGGTTACGCCTGAGTCTGCGAGACTGACCGCAGTAGAACGGCCGCCGCGCCGACGGTGGGGCCAAGACCGATGGAAAGCGGTGCCTGATGGCGAGATGTAACTGCTCTGGTTCGACCTGCTCGTGCAAGTTGCAGGAGGGCAACGGGATCGCCATCTCGGGGTCCGGCTCACAGACAGACCCCTACGTCATCGACGCGACGGGTGACATCGAGGGCACCGTCCAGTTCATCTCGACCCCGACCGTCGAGTTCGCCGTCACCGGCTCGGGCACCACCGTTGCCCCGTTCCAGGTGGCCGCGAATGCGGTGGTCAACATGGACGAACTGGCCGACGTCAACGACCCGACCGGCCCGGCCGAGGGCGAGGTGCCGGTCTGGACCACCGACCACTGGGAGTTCAAGACCCCGGCTGCTGCCCCGCCTGGTGCGATCAACGTGGGTGGCGGCATCACCGGTGATGGTTCGGCCGGCGCCCCGATCAAGGCCAGCGTGTCCGGCATCTGGGGCCAGGGCAGGATGCTGTCTCCGCCGTGGCCGACGGACTCCACGACCGGTGTGCCGGTCTACCTGGACAGCAACGGCCAACTCCGCGCGAAGCCGTACGCCCTGCAGTATGCGACGAACGCCCACTTCGTGCAGATGACACCGACGTCTGGCTGGGCGATCACCCAGACCATCTGCGGCCGGTGGGGCCCGATCGTGTTCATCAGCGCCGAGATCACCAGGACCGGGACGGCCTTGTCGGGCCAGGCTCAGGGCGACATCGGCAACATCCAGGTTGCCACCTTGTCGGCGCAGTTGCCGACGGTGTACTCCGGCGCGACAGCGATCGGCAACCAGTCCGGCACTGGCCCGATGTGCAACTGGACACTGCGTGCCGACAAGGCGGTCTTCCTCACCTCGACGGTGCCGAACTGGTCGATCCCGCAGAACCAGCACCTGGGCTTCGACATGATCTACCTCACCGGGCAGGGGATGGAAGCCAGCCTGCCGATCGGTTCCATCGCCAACCTGCTCTCGGCGTAGCCCATGCCCAGGTGTTCTTGCGGAGCCGGTACCTGCTCATGCAACGTCGACGTCGATAACTCGGTCGGCGTCAACATCGCCGGCGACGGCTCGTCGACCGATCCGTGGACGTTCACCGTTGACGGATCGGCGATCGACGTGGCGGGCATCCTGTCGTTCCAGCCGAGCACCACGGTCGAGTTCACCCAGCAGGGTGAGGGGTCGACGGTCTCACCGTTGACGGTCTTCGCTGATGCGAAGGTGGCGGTCGAGGAGTTGACCAACGTCACCCCGGCCGATGTCCCGGTCAATGGGGACAGCCTGGTGTTCGCTGCAGCGACGGGGACCTGGGACTTCAAGAAGCCATCCATCCCGCTGACCAGCCTGTCCGATGTCAACGACCCGGAGGGTGCCCCGACGAACGGGCAGGTGCCGACCTGGGTGACTGACCACTGGGAGTTCAAGACCCCCGCTGCGGTGCCACCGGGCACAGTCAGTGCCAGCAATGGCATCGGTGGCGACGGCTCGTCGGGTAACCCGTTGAAGGCGTTGACTTCGGGCACCTTCGGGACGGCCCCGCTGTCGACCCCACCATTCCCTGCTGTCGTGCAGGACTTCGGCAACGAGATCTACCTCGACACCACGGGCAAGTTGCGGGCTCGTCCTCAGGTGCTGTGGCGGTCGCTGGATGCCAACGCAGCGCCTTCGGCTTACCCGATGGGCGCCTCGATCATGAGCGTCGGAGCAGAGAACGTCACCGGCTGGCCGGGCGGCAACTTCGGGACTGTCCACACCATCAAGCGGATGGAGGCCTCGGGGTCGGGGTCAACCAACGGCCAAACGCAGCAGTGGTGGTATCGCAACGCCGCAGCGGATGTCATGTATCGCTATGCCGCCAGTGATGCCGGTGGATGGTCGGGCTGGCTGACTGTCTACGTGGCGATGTCGGAGATTCCGAACGCGGCGAACCTGAACACCTACACCCGGCCCGGGCAGTACGCGCAGCAGCAGAACGCCGAGGCGGCGGCGGGCACGAACTACCCGGTGCCGTACGCGGGAATGCTGGAGGTCGGGTCCACTGACATCGGCAACATGGTCTGGCAGCGCTACACCACCTACGCCGAGGCGGGTGCTTCGGTCCAGGGCAATGCCACCTACCAGCGGGCCTACTACGGCTCGCCGGGTGCCGGTTGGGGACCGTGGCGTGGGGTTGCCGATCCGGCACTGCCGGATATCGTCGACGCCTACGTCTCTGCCGACCAGACGATTGTCGGGACATCTCGACCCACGGAGACACCGACGGCGGTCAGAGCCACCATCGTCAACCCTCACCAGACGAGGCGGATGCTGGTCGATGTCTTCTGCCAGGGCTGGGTGCAGGGGACCGGCTTGAGTGCGAACACTGCGGTCTACTACGAGTACCTCACCGTCAGCGGATCACCCGCCGTCGGCATCCCGACGTTCGCAGCCCGGGAGGACACCCAGGTCGGATCGGTGGCAGGTGCGACCTTCTACAAGGGAATGATGGGCATGGGCAAGGCCTGGATTCCAGCCGGTGGCACCGTCGTCTTCGGTATCGCCATCACCCGGGGCGCATCGGGTGGCGGGACGATCCTCGCTAGGTACAACCACATGGGCATCGCCCCGATCCGATACGAGTGAGGAAGTCATGGCCTTCTACGATGTCGCCCTGCTGAGGCTGGACACCGACTTCCTCAATCGGGTCGCTGCCTGCTATGCAACCGAGACACCACTCGGGGAGGGTGTTGACCCCACCCTGTGGGCGACCGAGCATGCCTGGGACATGGCCGCACAGCCGGGCTTCGGCGACGCCTACGCCTCCGCCCTGGCGAACAGTGTGCCCAACCCTGGCCGCGACCCGTCCGTGATCGGGGACGCCCAGATCCTGGCAGCGGTGCAGCAGATCAGGGCCGCCGAGCCGCCGCCCGAGACGCCGGCGCCGTAACCGGGTATAGAACCAGGAGACACCGGAGGTCTGACCCAATGGCACCAGAGCGGGCAATCAGCATCGCGATCCTCGTGATCGTGCTCATCATCTTGATCTTCGTCCTGATCAGCGTGCTGTCCTGACCCTCACCTGATCGCCGCGTAGTAGGCGGCGATCGGCAGCACGAAGGCCAGCAGGTAGGCGATGGACACCAGCCACTTCAGTGCGCGGTTCTCGGCCTCGAGGTGCGCGATCTTGTAGGTCAGCAGGTCGATGTCGTCACGCAGCGCGGCGAGATCCTGGTCGGTCTGCGCCTGGTGGGACAGCCTCCGGTCCTCCATGCCGGGACCGTATCTCACCAGGGGCGTTCGACCCGGGGTCGCCCGCTGGCCGCCAGGGCCTGCACTCGCTGGCTCTTCAGGATGTCCGCCTCGCCGAGCACCTTGGCGCCCCGGCCGAGGGCCGCCTGCCAGCGTGCGTCGTGGCTCTCGCCGTCGAGGGTGGTGACGGGGACGAACTGCTTGCCGCGCCGGACGCGGCACTTTTCTCCAGGTGATGCCGAGCACCACGGGCACGACGTCGCGAGCAGCGCTCGCATTTCGCTGGCGGTAGCCATCTCCCTTTCCCCAACCACTGTGGATAACCCTGATGAAAGTGTCGCTGACAAGGGTGTCAGCCGCAACTATCTTTCGTTTCGAGCCGGATACAACCGGTGGATATGGAGGATCTTGTGTTGGTCCTGAGATACCCCGCGTGCGGCTGTCCATTCCCTGCGCGCGGGGTGAGAATTGATAGCAACCCCCCAGGTCGCCGCCTCAACCCCCCCGAGGTGGCGACTTCAGAGTGGAATGAAGGCCAGGCGACGCCCCCCTGATCCGACGCCTGGCCTCCATGACCTTGGGTTCCCCAGGTGCCGCCGCACCCGGGGATCTATCGCGGCGGGCTGCACTCGGCGGAGCGGTGGGGCAGCCCGACGAGTCAGACCAGCGCGACCTGGCGGGCGATCTCGACCGCGTCGGTCAGGATCCGCTGCGGCTCCAGGTAGGCCCGCTTGAACCGGGACTCCGCCGAGCGGGCCGCACGCACATGCTGGTGGTACTCACTCGCCGCCTGGACCAGGCCGTAGGCGGTGTGGTCGATCCCCTCGCAGGTCGGGCCGTCCAGGATGGCCCGCAGTTCGGCGCGGCCGGTGAGCACGTTCTCCACCACCCGGTCCGAGACCGCGCGAGCCGCCGGCATCGGGATGAACTCCTCGATGAACACCTCGGCCTGGGCGGTGGTCACCCGGGTCGCGATCAGCGACTCGTTCGCCAGCCGCCACTGCTGGATCGACTCGCGCCACCCGGCGAGGGCGTCGCGGGCCTCCTCGATCCGCTGCGTGATGCCGGAGGTGTGGCGGAACACGAACTCGGTGCCCCGCGCCTCCGCATCCAGGTCGGCCGCCCGGCTGGTGTTGGCGCAGACGATCCGGACGTTGGTGCCCTGGCCACGGAACGCGCCACCGCCGTCGTGCTGGTTCTGCAGCGCGTAGTAGGCGATGGACTCCCCGTGCGGGTCACCCTTGATGGCGATCGGCTCACGCAGCCGGAGCAGCAGCCACACCTTGCGGCCGCCGGCGAGCGAGCCGCCGGTCTCGAGCATCACGCTGCCCTTGTCGCCGCCCTCGATGGCCTCGGCGATGTCGTACATCTCCTGGTTGCTGACCGGGGTGAAGCCCTTGCCGACGACACCCAGGCTGGCGCCGTTGTCGGACCGGGCGTTGAGCACGGAGTCGGTGACCTCGACGTAGTGGACCGTCGGCCGGGTCTCTGTGACCCAGTTGCCACTGCCGTCCATCACCTGCTCTTCGACGAACGTCGGCACCGCCCGGTAGATGGGCTCCGACACGGGCTCCCACGGGTGGGCGATCTGCTTCGCCTCCTCGACCGTGGGGTAGTCGGTGAGCACCGTGCCCAGCCCGTGCCAGGTCTCCTGGCGAACGCTGAACATTCCGTCGGTCTCGGTGATCTCGTGCATTGTGGTGTCCTCTCGGTGGGTACTACTGGATGGGTGTGAGTACGAGTATACGCAGGATGGGCCGTTGTTCAATGGGTGGCCCGTCTTTTCTCAGGTGGGCTGGATCTCCCTTCGCCGGATCTCGGTGAGCACCATCTGGCGCCGGATCGTGGTGCCGGGCCGGGGCAGCACGTCGTCGGTCCGCAGCATCTCGTCGTACAGCAGGGAGTGCGCGATCCGCAGCACCGGCAGGCTGGCGCCGGAGATCGCTGTCGCGATGGCGGGCTCGGGTGTGGCGGCGTCCTGGACCAGTTCGTACAGGGTGGCCCCTGCGGCCAGGTCGTCGGTCATGAACGTGTCTCCTCTCGGGGTTCGTGCCCGGCGCCGAAGCGTTGCACGCACTCGAACGCGCCGTACTCCCCGCCTGGCATGGCCTGCCAGCCCCCGATGTCTGGGTTCCACTTGAGCAGGGCTCCGCAGTGGCGGCAGTAGCGGAACTTGCTAGGCATCAGTCACGCCCCCGCAGGCCGTCGATCACGTGCTCGATCTCGCCACGCCCGTCGTCGTCGGGGTCCGGGATGCCGGGCTCCTCGGCCAGGGCCACGTCGATGGTGGCAGCCAGCGCCCGGCTGGCGGCCACGGCGCTGTACTCCTCGGCCCGGTGACGCAGCACGGCGATGGCATAGGCGGCGACCTCGGCGATGAGGTCGGTGGGCAGGTCGTCGATCTGCGACTTGACCGCGTCGGCCAGGTAGTGGTCCATCGGGGTGTCCTCTCGGTTGGTCATGAGATGAGTATACACGCGTCGGGTCAGGACCCGAACAGGGCCTGGCAGCCGGCGATCAGCAGGATCGGGGCGATCACCAGGACGGTCAGCAGGACCAGCAGGGTGGTGCCGATGACCGAGCGTGGCTGGGCCGGGATGGGAGCCAGGTGCCGCAGCCCTGGTTCGCACGTGCAGGCGGTGGCGGTGGCCCCGCAGGCGGTGCAGTACAGGGCCGGTGGCCGGGGCGTGTTGCCGGGTGGCTGGATCATGTCAGCCCGCCAGCCCGGCGCCGTGGATCAGGAGAACGATGACGATGGCGATGACGGTGACCAGCACGGCGATGTCGTCGCTGCTGCGCTGCTTCATCCTTCCTCCAGTTCGGTCATGGTGAAGTCGGCCAGGTAGGAGGCGAGGGCGGAGATCAGTTCGGGGATGTCGGCCCGCGCGATGGTGAACGTCTCCGCCTCCTCGGTGCCCTTCTTCCACTGCACGCCCCGGCTGGTGACGGGGTAGGTGCACTCGTGCCGGGTGACCTCGACCCGCTGGTGGTCCCAGCCGCCGGCGTTGAGGACGTAGGTGGGCATGGCCCGGTACTCGATCTCGACCCGGGCTCCGGGGTTCTGGATGACGCGCTTGGAGAACGGCATCACGCACGCGCCCTCTCCAGCACGCGGAACGCCTCGGCGACAGCCTCGGTGAACGTCTCGCACACGGTGGCGCCGATCCAGCCGGACATGAGCCGCTCGGCCTGGTACCTGGCCAGGAACGTGGCGTCGGGGCTCGAGGTGGGGTCGAGCGTGACGGCGATGTGCACGTCCCCGTGGCCGTCGTTGTAGGACTGGACGATGGTGGTCCGGTCGTACAGGTAGGCCTGGATCTCGCTGCGCTGGCGGGTGCCAGCGTTGATGACGATCCAGCGGACGTCGTTGTTGGTGGTGCTCATGGTGGGTGTCCTCTCGATGGTGCGGGGTGGTCAGTGCTGGTCGCGGATGGCGGCCCGCTTGCGCGAGCCCCGATCGCGGAGTCGCTTGGTGCGGCGGTCGCCGTGGGTGCCGCTGGCCCCGGAGCCTCGGAGCCTGGCGAGCCGGGCGCCTTCGACCCGGTGCAGGTCGGCGACGGTGTAGAACGAGCCGTCGTGGCCCGCGTCCAGGGAGATCTGGCGGTGCTCGGCCGGGGTCATGACAGCCGTCCCAGCCAGGTCTCGAAGTTGACCTCGAGCCGGTCGCCGAACCGGCGGACGTGGTCGGCCAGGTCGACGGTGTCGCCGGTCATCAGGGACCGCACCTCGTCGGGGGACAGGGTGGCGCGCATGTTGGGCGCCATGCTGAACGAGTGCTCGGCGCGGCCGTACAGGTCGAGCGGCAGGGGGTTGGTGTCGGTGACCTCCCAGCCCACGCCCTCGTTGCAGATGACGTACAGCGTGCCGTCGTGCTCGGTGGCGGCGTACGGGGCGAAGCCCGGCTCCATCCGGATGTAGTTGGTGTCGGGACGCTCGCGGCGCCAGGCCTCCAGGGCCTGGGTGCTGAGCGCGTCGAGGTCGAGCAGGGTCAGGGTGACGACGCCGTGGGCGCGGGGCTCGGGTGGGTACATGGTGGGTGTCCTCTCGGTGGGTGTGGGATGAGTATACACAGGTTCAGGCTAGGAACAGGGTGCAGGCCAGCCAGGCGGTGACGACCAGGGCGATGGCGGCCAGCCAGTCGCGCGCCCTCACGGCTGGCGCTGCGGGTCGGTGTCCCGCAGGTGGCGGGCCAGGATGGCGGTCGACGCGTCGATCTGACGCAGCCAGTCGTTGATGGTGCCCTCGCTGGCCAGGCCGTAGGTCTCGTAGTAGTCCTGGATCTCGGCCCGGGTGGCGAGCCGCAGGCCGGACAGGTAGGGCTGGTCGTCGACGGTGTACTTGGGCTGGAGCCCGTCGATGTCGGCGGAGCGGGTGACGTCCTCGAGCGGGGCGAAGCAGCGCTCGCAGTCGACCTCGTCGGTGGCGACAGCGAAGGCGGCGGCGAGGGCCTCCTCGGAGTAGTCGGCCGTGCCGCGCCAGGCGAGGCCGGCGGTCCGGGTGAAGTGGGTCTGCCAGGCCCAGTAGGTGCGGCCCGTGGTCGGGTCGGGGTGGGCGTCGACGGTGAGGGTGGCGCGGTCGACGCCGTGGCCGTGGTGGGTGGTGATGGTCTGCATGGCGGGTCCTCTCAGCGGTTGTAGCGGTCGTGGCAGGCGATGCAGGGCCAGTCGTTGTGCGGGATCTCGACGTCGTCGAAGATGGCGTAGTCGCTCTCGGCGGGTCCGGCGCTGGTCAGCACCCGGATGGCGGCGGTGTCGGTCGGGTCGGCCGGGACGGCGAGCATCAGGCCGCAGTAGGTGAGGGCGACGTCGTCGTTGTCGATGATGTGGGCGACGCGCTGGGTGCGGGCGAGCGGCATGTCAGGCCTCGATCCTGGAGCGCAGCCGCTTGATGGCGACGACGGAGGCGTGGGCCACGGTCTTGGCCGCGCCGCTGCTGCCGGGGTGGTCGGCGATCGCCTGCCAGCGGTCCAGTTCGGAGTCGATGGCGGCGAGGGGGGCGGCGAGCAGGCCAGCGAGGGCGATGTACCCCTCGACGGCGGCGTCGTCGCTGGCCTGGATGCCGTTGACGTCCAGGTAGCCGGTCTCGGACTCCTCCTCGAGGATGGACGCGCGGTCGGCGGCCCAGGCCTCGTGCTCGGTGACGGCTTCGGCGATGGTCATGGTGGGTGTCCTCTCGTGCGGGTGGGTGGCCGGGGGCTGGGCGCCCCCGGCCGGGGTGGTCAGAACTTGGCGGCGCAGACGGGGCCGATGCCGGCGGCCCTGCTTGCCTCGTCGGTGAGGGTGCGGCCGCAGACTCCGCAGACGCCCAACTCGCGGCCGTAGGTGGTGCTCGCACCCTCGGGGTCGGCGGCGATCTTGCCGAGCACGGCGGTGGCAGCCAGGCCCCGCACCGGGTGCTCGTCGTCGGAGGCCTGGACGGTGACGAACGTGCGCCCTGCCCAGCGCCCCTCGGTGGGGCGGCTGACCCGGTAGAACCCGAGCGGGCCTGCCTCGGTGGCGACGGCGTAGCGCCCGGCCGGGACGTCAAGCGCCTTACCGATGACGTCGGGCAGGGCCTTCCAGGGCAGGGGCTTGAGGGCGTCGATCAGGGTGGACACCCGACGGGCGTCGCCCTGGGTGAGGGCGTCCTCGGCGGCGGGCAGCCAGGCCTCGGGTACCTGGCGGGTCTCCAGCAGGGCGCGGGCGTAGCCGATGGCCTTCGGGCTGGCGGGGTGGGTGGTGGTGTGCATGGGGTGTCCTCTCGGCGGTGGGTGGTACTGAGACGAGTATACTCACGCGGTCCAAATACCCTGGACCTCGGGTTGAGGGTTGGGCCCGGTCGGTCCGGGCCCAACCGTGGGATCAGGCTTCGAGCACCTGCTCCAGGTGCAGGTCGCCCTCGCTGCGGGCTGCGTCGTAGGCGTCGCTGCCGGTGTAGTTCGGGCCGGTGGTGTCGGCGTGCTGCCACTCACAGCGCCAGCCGCAGGAGCAGAACGCGGCGTGCGCCTCGTCGGGGCCGCCCTCGTCCTGGCTGTCGACTTCGAACGCGTGGGTGACGTGCTCGCCGGTCTCGATCCAGTGCTGGCGGTCGCCCGACATCACGGTGCCGATGCCGTGGCGGACCAGCATGCGCTGCTCAGCGTCGGCCGGGGTGACGCCGTCATGCAGGTCGGTGAGCCAGGCGTGAGCGTCGATGTCACGGTCGGGGTAGGTGTCGCGGAACATGGCGATCAGGACGTGCTCGAGGTCGCCGAACAGGTGGGTGCTGGGCGCCCATGCTTCGACGCTGTTGACGGTCATCAGTGCGGCGTGGGTGGCGGCGATGGCGGCGTGCTCGGCCGGGGTCTGGGTGATGGTGGAGTGAGTCATGTCGGGTGGTGTCCTCTCGTGGGTGGTGCTGGTGGGTGGTGGGTGGTGGCCCGGGGCGATGGCGCCCCGGGCCGGGGTGGTCAGAACGACGGGTCGCGGTAGTCCTCGGCGTGGCCGAAGGTGACGGTGCCGTAGTTGCCGCCCGCCATCACGTAGCGGATGCCGGGGGCGCTGGTGCTGGCGGCCCAGACGGGCATCTGGACCCGGCACTGGCGACGGGTGAACAGGGTGCCGTCACCAGGCTCACCGCCACCGATGGCGACGCGGCACTGGTGGCCGGACGGGCTGACCCAGACGACGCGGGCGGCGTAGCGGTCGGAGCCGATGTGGTAGGTGGCGGGCTCGCCGACGACGGGCCGACGGTTCAGGTTGGCCAGGGCCTGCTCGAGGCGGGCCAGGTCTTCCGGGCTGGCGAAGGTGGCGGCCTGGTGGATGGCGGCGACCGGGTCGGCGGCCAGGCTCCAGACCTGGTCCCACTGGCGGCGGTGCTGGACGTAGGCGCTGACGTTCATGGTGGTGGTGTCCTCTCGTGGTGCTGGGTGGGTGGGTGGTCAGGCGGAGATGATGGCGTCGTGATCGACGCCCTGGCGGGTGAGAAATGCCTTCACGGGGCGCAGGGCGGCGGCCAGGGTGGCAGCGTCGCAGTCGACGGCGTCGTACCCGTTGTGCTCGGGGCGGATGAGCAGGCGCTGCAGGCTGGCAGCCGCCCGGCATGGCTTGGGCCAGTAGGCCCAGCCGTCGCTGTTCTCGTCGGCCCACTGGGCCAGGTTGGCGAGGGTGTCGGCCGCCCGGTGCAGGTTGGGCAGGCGCTCGGGGTCGGAGTTGACGGCGTAGGTGGCGATCTCGTGGGTGTTCAGGTAGAGCATGGCGGTGTCTCCTCGGGTGGGTTGGGTGGTCAGTTGCAGGCGTCGGCGTACGGGGCCAGGCGGAGCGGGGTGTTGGCGTAGGCGTCGGCGTAGTCGAGGCCCAGGAACGACGACGTGAAGTCGAGCCAGCACCCGTCGTTGGGGCTGATCTCGCTCCGATACAGGCGCCATCCCTCAACCTGGGTGGCGGTCATGGTGGGCGGCGTGGCGGGTGCCACGGTGCGGGTGGCGGGCTGCCAGGCGTCGGGCGTGGCATGCGCTGGCATGGCGGCCAGGCCGATGGTGGCGGAGGCTGCAGCGGCGGCCAGGGTGGCGGCCAGGGCGGCCAGGGCGGTGCGGGTGGTGCTCATGGTGGTGTCCTCTCAGCGGGTGGTGGTGGTGGCGACCGTGGCGGACCAGGCCCACGGGTCATCGGTGGCGGCGTCACGGGCGGCCCGTACGCGGTCGTTGTGGCGGGCCTGGCGGGCGGCGGCGTCCGCATCCCAGGCGATCACGGCCGGGTCGGCCGGGTCGGTGTCGACGTCGTTCGGGTGGTCATCGTTCGGTGTGAGCATGGCGGGCGTCCTCTCAGGTGGCGGGGTGTGTACGTGTATACACCGGTCAGGCACAACGGATCTCAGCGGATGCGCCCAGATCCCAGATGGCGATCTCGCCCAGGGTGGCGGCCCGGGCCATGGCGTCGGCGCGGTCAGGCAGGATCTCGACCGTGTCCAGGTAGACGAGGCCCGTGGCGGAGTCTGCCCAGATACCCAGGTAGGGCGTGGCGTCCAGGTTGGAGAGCACCCAGCGCTCTACCTGGTCAGCGTCTAGGCGCTCCAGGGTGACACCGTGGCGGGCATCGGCGACGACGTAGCCCGTGGCGGGCACGGTGGCGGATGCGTCGACGGGCACGGTGGCCCCGTCGGGTGAAGCGGTCAGGGTGGCAGCAATGGCAGCCGCGCGGGTGGTGGTGGCGATCATGGTGGGTGTCCTCTCAGGCGATCGGGGTGTGGGTGGCGGCCAGGCGGGCGTCGCGCTCGTGCGCCCAGCGCGGCCCGTTGTGGGCGGTGTAGACGTAGGCAGCGATGGCGGCCAGGGTGCCGACCAGGATGACTAGCCAAGCGATGAGGTGCAGTGTGTCCATCAGGGTGTCCTCTCAGGGTGTCCGGCCGGGCGATCCGGCCGGGTCAGGCGATGCGTTCGCGGTCAGGCCTGATCAGGCAGCGGCCCCGCGAATCTGGACCCACACCACGGCCTGAAACTGGGCAGGGGTGACGTCATAGCGGGCGGCCAGATTGCGGACGATGTCGGCCAGTGCCTCATACACCCCGACGCGGGCCAGGGTCGCAGGGGTGACACCCATCGCCCGGCACATCCAAATATCGAGCGTCACGGCCGACTCATCGCCTGACAGGTTCGCGTGGAATGCCCGTGTCTTAGGGCCACGGAAGACCTCCGCCGGATCCGCCAGGGTCAGCGCACGCCGTGCCGTGGCAACGTTGCGCTTCAGGCCTGGCACGTGAGCGTCACCCATGGCAACACCCCTGGCCATGGCCAGGTTGGCGGACCACCGCGTACGGGGTGACGTCGCCGCGATGAGTGCCGCGCCATGGCTGGCGGAGGTACCTGAGATGGCGCCCAGTTCCATCGCGACCCGCTGGTAACCCGCATACCAGGACCGGCCGGCGGCCCACTCGTCAGCAGTAGCGGCGTCGGCCAGAGCGATCAGGCGGGACCGGACGCTAGCGGGCCGGATGCCCAACCTGGTCAGCGGTGAGCGAGTGAGTGAGCGAGACATGATTCCTCCGCGTGCCGGTGATCGGGCCGACCTCCCCGGCAGCACGTCCAGATCCGGAGTGCTGCGCTGCCAACACTCGTCACCGGCCGAACCCTCACACGTGTGAGCCCTAGCAATGCGATAAGACTTGTTGCGCCTCACACGTGACACCCTCAACCAGACCTCGAGCCTTAACGATTAAGACCACGGCGTGTCGGCTCGAGGCCGCTTCACTGGTCTCATTCCTCACACGTGTCGCGGCACCTCCGCCCCTAGTCGCGCCGCGTTTCGGGCCGCTGCAATATCTCCCGTCCCCGCTCACCCGATCAGACCAGTAACCACGTGACCAGGTGAGCGCCAGACCAGGCGCCAGCATGCCCAGACCAGGCGCCCAGACCAGGCGCCAGACCCTGCCCAGAC